TCCCGGCAGGGGTGACAGCCTGCACGTCCCGGGTGCCCATGACCGCGATCGACGCCGCCGAGACGCCCCCGAAGGTCACGTCGGTGGCGCCGGTCAGGTCGGTCCACTGATCCGCCCACACCGTCACCGTCTCGCCCCCGGCCTCGGCCCCGCTGGCGGGGTCCACGTTCTGGAGGGCGGGCGGCATGTAGACGAACCCGGCCCCGGTGCCGGTGCCGACCGGCGTGGTCACCGTCATGGCCGCGCTGCCTGCCGTACCGGGCGGGGTGATGCCGGTGATGGTGGTCGAGTTGACCACCGCCATGCCCAGGAGCGGCAGCCCGCCCACGTCGCAGGCGGTGGCCCCGGTGAAGTCGGTCCCGGTCACCGTGATCGCCGTCCCGCCAGCCTCGGGGCCGTTCGGTGGGACGACGTTCGTGATGGTCGGCGGGCCCGGCGGCACAGGCGGCTCGTAAATCGACGGCGGATACGACGCGTCAAACACCGCCGTCATCCGCCGCAGGGTTCCCATGATGTCGCTCATCGGCGGCTCCTAGAATGTGAAGCCCCGGCGCTGGTGGAACAGCCCGGGGCGCGACCGACACTCGGGAGGTGCCGATGACGAAGCGTATTGCCGTCCAGGCCGGGGACCGCTACGGGCGGCTGGTGCTGGTGGCAGAAGCCCCGAAGCGCAGCGGGAAGCGGGCCTGGGAGTGCCGCTGCGACTGCGGCAACACCGTGGTCGTGATCCTGAACAACCTGCGGGTCGGCAACAAGGGCCTGCCCAGCCAGGGAACCTTCTCCTGCGGATGTCTGCGCCGGTCGCAGAACGGCGAGTCCCGACAGCCCTGGCGAGCCAACCCGTACCGCTGTTGGGTTGAGATGCGCTTCCGCTGCGAGCACGACCCGAAGTACGCCCACGTCGAGGTGGTGCCCGAGTGGGAGGACTACCCGACGTTCCGCGACTGGGCCTATGCCAACGGCTGGGAGCCCGGCCTGACCATCGACCGCGTTGATCCCCGGGGGCATTACGCCCCCGGGAACTGCCGCTGGATCACGCTGGCCGAGAACGGCGGGCGGACCACTCGGGGTAAGCATCGGGCAGGGCTCCGAGGTCGGGTGATTGATTAGCGCCGGTAACTATGGACCCACTCTGACGATGCCGTTCTGCTGGGCGTCACCCGCTCCAGGCGCCGTCTCCTCGACCGTGGTCGGCCGGTAGAAGGCCATCGCCTCGGCCACCGCGAGCTGTCGGCCCAGGACCGAGGGCTCGACCGCCTCAAGGATCGGGAACGAGTAGACGTAAGCCTCGAACCCGAAGGCGTTGCCCATGTAGATGTTCGAGTCGGTGATTCCCGGGGTGACGATCTGCTGGAGCCCGAGCGGGCCCAGGTTGAAGTCGCCCAGGTTGGCCTGGCCGAAGGCGTTGGCCGCGCCGAGGAACGGGAACAGCGGACGACCGGCGAGGTCCACCAGCGAGCCGAGCATGGCCCAGCCGAGGGGCCCGTAGGCGATCCACGACGGCAGGCTGTAGGTGTTCTGGTAGACGAGCGCAGCGGCGTCGAACAGGGCGGTGAGTACCACGTCGGAGGTCGAGCCCGGCGGGAGGGGCACGACGGCGGTGGTCCGGGCCAGCTCTTGGATAGCGGCGTACTCGCCCGCCCAGGCGAGGCGCTGCTGCATCTGCGAGACGATGATGTCCCAGGCCCCGGCCTGGAGCGACATGAGCTGCTGCGACACGTTGAGGTAGCCGCCCACCGTCTGGAGCTGGAGGGTGTCCACCTTCACGTCGAACTTCGCAGAGGCCAGCTCGCCCTTCTGGAGCGGCTGGATGTCCACGCCTACCGAGCCGGGCGGCCGGGGCGGCGCCGGGGGCCCGCCCGGTCCGTGACCGAACGCCGGGTCCACGATGCGGGGCCGGGTGAAGGTCATGGACGACGGGGCCGGACGTCGGCCCATCGCGGAGAGGAACGGCTGGCCGGCAGGGAAAAGAGAAATGACCGGGCCGACGACGGGGACGACGTACAAACCACCGAGGTCACCGGCGACCGGTGTCGTCTCCGCGGCGGCGGTGCCCATGTGCTGGGCGGCCCGCTTCATCACGAGATCCCAGCGCCTCTTGGCCTCCTGGTCCTCGTGGACGTGGCCCTGCCCGAAGTTGGCGTGCAGACAGTCCCAGACCATTTCGCCACCGGAGCGGTACTTGAGCGCACCGGCCACCGGCGGGGTCGGGTTCATCAGCTTGAGGCGAGTCTCCTCGTCCATCTGGCGGTCCTCACCGACCACCTTGATGAAACCGTCGAGCTGGTCGATCCGGGCGTACGCCTTCTCCATCACTTCCAGGTCGGCGGCGGACGGATCGCCCCCGCGCTCCAGGGTGGTGTTCTTCAAGACTTGAACCGTGTTGAGGAGCTGGTCACGCTCGAACACATACTGCTCAACCAGGGTGTTAGCCCCCATGACGGCGGCCTCCTTTCGCTCGATGGCCTGGTCTGCATCGGGCGGGTCGGCCGGTCGCTCCGGGTCGGGCGGCCCCGAGGGGTGCGCTGCGACCACCGGCAGGTTTTCGGTGCGATGTCGTCACCGCTGCTGGCGGTCAGTATGACCAGCCCGGCGGTCCAGAGCAACTACCCGCGCCTTCTGTAGTTCACTGTACCACACCGGGGCCCCGGGAGTCTCGCCACCAGGCGACAATCCGAAAGTCGTCTCAGGCACGACCAGCGTCAATGCCCTGAGAGGGCCCTCTGGGGCCCGCTAAGGGCCTGACCCCTCGTTGGGCCATAACCATCCAAAGTCGTTCTTTCAGGGCCTTAGACGGGGGCACTCCGATTTATTCCCGCGCCTAACGCCCGCAAAATGAACCGAGGTAGGGGGATCCAGGGCCGAGAAGCGGGGGCGGCTCAGGGGCCCTGAGGGGCCTCTCCTGGGCGCAGGGCCACTACCAGCCCCATGCCTTTTCACGCTCGGCCTGAAATCTTCCTAAGAGCGGACCGTCTTGGAAAACATGGTGCGCTGCTTGACGATCTCCTTCGTCTGATCCTTCAAGGCGGTGGCGATCACCGGCAGGAGTTGGCCCCAGCGCCGGTCGCCGTTGCGCTCCATCGCCGCCACCTCGGCCAGGCTTTCCGCGATCGACACCAGCGCCGCCGTCGAGGCGAGCTGAATGTTCATCTGCACCAGCGGGCTGCTCTCAAGGGGCTGGCCCGGCGAGCCGAGCCGGGCCAGGTTGTCCCAGTACATGCGGGCGGCGTCGAGCGTGCCCCGCCGGTTCGGGAGCTGCGGCACCTCCTCGGGGTGGGGCAGGCTCACTTGCTTCGCTTGTCCGAGGACTTGAGCATCCGCCCGGAGGTCTTGGCCCGCTTCGTGCCCGGCGGCATTTTGGCCGAGGACGGCTTGGGGGCGGGCCGCGGCGCCGAGGCTTTCTTGGTCGCCACTTAGTCTCCCCGGATGTGCAGGTCTCGCGCGTCCCGGTTCGTGCCGCCCGCGTAGCGGACCAGCAAGTCCTCCTGCTTGACCTTCTCCTCGTCCAGGCGGGCAGTCATCTCCTCGAACTTGCGGCGCCGGTCCATCGCGTCGATAGCCGCCACCTCGATGCGGTGCTGGCGCTCGGCGTCGAGCTGGTCGCGCTCCGCCCGGAAGGCGAGCACCTGGGCGTGTGAGTACGCGCCCTTCGGCTCCAGGGCCACCTGGTCGAGGTGGGCCCGGACCCGCCAGCGGATACCCCGGTCGTCCACCTGGGTGTGGTCGGCCGGGCCCGGAAGGCGGAACTCGACGGACAGCTCGTTGACGCCCATCGACAGGAGATCCTCCACGTCGGTGGCTTTCGTCCGCACGATCTTGGCGTCCCCGTAGAGGCCGTCCGGCTCCTCGCGCAGGTGGACGAACGAGCCCAGGTAGCCGAGCCCGCCCTCGTGGCGGTGAACCAGGTTGATCTTCCGCCAGGCGCCGGTGTTGGGCGAGCCGGGCACCGACCCGCTGACCTGGGCGGAGAACGCCCCGGGCCGGAAGCCCTCGGTGTAGGTGTCGGGCTCGCCATTGGGTAGCCAGTCCAGCACCATCGTCGGCTCGTTGTAGGGGACGAGGCGGCCGGTCAGAACCCGGGCCTCGTAGGGGTCACCGAGGGTCTTGATCTCGGTGGCGAAGGCCCGGAGGTGCTGGGGCTCGCTCATTTGG